ACTTTTGGACTTGGTACAGCTAGGTTTATAACTGGCAACCTAAACCGTATAGATAAGCAAAACATAAAGCTAAAAACACCGACTGCAAACATCGCGATTAGAGGAACAGATTTTTCGGTTACGGTGGACGAATTGGGCAAAAGTCTTATAGTGTTACTTCCAGATGCTCTCGGTTTATCAAGTGGTGAGATTGAAGTAATTACTGCCACAGGATCTGTGTTATTAAACAAACCTTTCCAGGCAACAACTATTTCAGTTTTTGAAAGCAATCCAAGCAAACCAGTAATATTAGATCTTAGTTTAGAAATGCTTGATAACATGCTTATCGTTACTCCACCAGAAGAAAAAGAACAAATAAGCGACGCACAAGTATCTGCAAAACAAAACAATGTTTTAGATTTTAATGACTTAGATGTAGATTACTTGGCAGAAGATTTTTTAGGTGAAGATCTAACTTTTACAGAGCTAGATATAAACTACCTGGATGTTAATTTTTTAGAAGATATGCTTAATGTTTTAGATGCTTTAGAAGTGCAAGAGGAAGAAGATCAGTTACAGCAAGCCACTAGTATTAAGATTGCTGGTACAGCAATAGGCCAGGACACAGAAACGCAGATTACAACTATTGTTACAGGCCAGGTTGTAAGTTTACGAAGGAATGTTAGCGGCTCTGCTCGTGTTGATATAGACGGCGGCGGATCATATACCGTCATTTTTATACAAGATGGTAAATCAAATGTTGTGAGAGTAAACGGTGGATCTGACTCTACAATTAAAATAACGCAGAGTAATTAATGAAAAGACTATTATTACCTATACTTATAATACTAATTTTACCTTTGGTGTTTCAATCAACACCGACAGAAATACTTAAACTAAAAATATTTGATGCACTGGTTGCAGAACAAGAACCTTCTGGTAATTTTGTCGTTTTAAATATTACAGAAGAAGATGTAGCAAAAGAAGGTGGCTGGCCCTTTCCGCGTCAAACTCTCGCACAAATACAAATAGATCTTATTAATGCAGGAGCTATGGGAGTTGGATGGGTAATAGCTTTTCCACAAGCAGACAGAATGGGCGGTGACGAGGTATTCGCACAAACACTCGGATATGCACCTTCTGTGTTAGCAATGTTTGAAAATGACAATGGTAAATATCCAAAAACTACAGGAACAATTATAAAAGGTAATGACGTTGGTGGTATGCTTACTCCAGGTGTAGTACAAAATATCAACATACTACAAAATAATGCAAATCAAGGTATAGCTACTGCACCAGTTGACATAGACAACCTGGTAAGACGAATACCATTATTATTAAAAACACCAGACGGCTATGTTTCTTCTTTTGGCACAGAAGTTTTAAAAGTATTAACTGAAACCAGAAGCTATATTATTACCACGAATGAAAATGGCATACAAGAAATTGCAGTCAGAGGATTGCCACCAATACCTACAGATAATTTTGGAAGAAAATGGATCAGCTGGGTAAAAACACCAGAAACAAATTTAGAAGAAATGAATGTTGCTGGTAAATTTGTATTTATCGGAATTACCGCCGCAGGAATCCAACCACAAATTGCAACCCCAGTCGGTTTATTAGAACCTCACAAGATTCAAGCAGCATTATCTGAGTCAATTTTGATACAAAACTCTCCACAAATCCCAGATTGGCATTTAGCGGCCGAAATTTTAATTTTTGCAATATTTGTGTCGCTGACGTGGCTTGTAATCAATTATCTCGGTATAACCAAGGGTGTAAGTATAGCTGTAATTTTACTTATCACAGCGGCTTTCTCAGAGTTTTTTAGCGTGCAAAAAGGCTATTTAATAGATTTTTCATGGACTTTCGTATCACAATTTATTGCAGGAGCTGTTGCCTTCTATTTAAACTTTAGAAAACAGTTTAAATTACGTCAACAGATCAAAAAACAGTTTGAACATTACTTAGATCCGAGACAAGTTAAACAGCTCCAGGACAATCCAGATCTATTAAAACTCGGTGGCGAGAAAAAATACTGCACATTTTTATTTACAGATCTTCGTGGTTTTACATCTTTAAGTGAAAAACTGCCACCAGAGGAAGTCACCGACATAATGAATAAAACTTTAACAGTCCAGGTCAACGCCGTGCAAAAACTTGGCGGAATGACGGACAAATTTATCGGGGACGCAGGTATGTTTATATTTGGAGCGCCCTTAGATCTTAAAGATCAAGAAACAAAAGCTGTCCAGGCTGCTATAGATATTCAAAAAGGTATAGCCGAGCTTAACAAAACTTTATCTACTCCAGTCCAGGTAGGAGTAGGATGTCAGTCGGGAGTAGCAGTGATTGGTAATATGGGATCTGATACTCGGTTTGATTATTCGGCAATCGGTGATCCTGTAAACACAGCTGCAAGATTAGAGTCGGCAACCAAAGAAGTTGGTGTAGATATTTTAATTGGGCAAGAAACTGCAAAAAATTGCAAACTTGTGTTAAAGTCTCTAAAACCTATTAAAGTAAAAGGTAAAAAAGACGCGTTACAAATATGGACAATTTAAAAAAATTAAGTATATGGGTTTTTAATTGGTTTTTATCTTTATTTCAAACTAGGTATAAAGTGACAGTGTCATTTAACAAAGAATATGGTGACTCAGATGATCGAACATTTATTACCAAAAAAATTTTAGTGCAAAAAGAAAAACACTTAAAATTTAGGGACGAAGATGATTGTATTATTGAATACAGAAGTGCAGGTGGCCTTAATTACATAATAGAGGAAATTTAATGCAACAAGTGTTTATAGGCATAATATTATTTTTAGGTTTTACAACCTACTATTTGTTTAATGAAAACAAAACATTAACTGCGAATAATCTTGTATTAGAAGGCGCTATAGCAACGCAAGAGGAAGCCATAACATCACTTCAAAATGATTTTGCGTTACAGACTGAACAAATGAATGAGCTTACTGTTAAAAGCCAAGCCGCACAAAGAGAGTTAAATAGATATACACAGTTTATACAAAATTATCAATTGTCGGCAAAAATACTTGCAGATCCAGAAGAAATGCAAAGGAAAATAAATAATGGAACAAAGCATATTATGGAGGACATCGAGAAAATCAGCGTCACTGTTGATGATCTTGATGATGGCTTGCAGTTGCAGCCTTCTTCCGACTAAACAAATAGAAATAACTGCAAAGCCTATGGACCGAACCATAGTACAACCAGTAATGCCTAGAGAAATAGATCTAAAAGAACCAATGTGGATAGCTGTAACACCAGATAATTGGGAAGAACAATTAGCTTTAATAGAAGAACAAGAAGGTGAAATATTGTTTTTAGCCATGACAATACCAGATTACGAAGTAATGGCCTATAACATGCAAGAAATCAAACGCTACATAACTGAACTTAAAGATGTTGTGGTGTATTATAGAAAAGTAACTACAAAACAGGATAAAGAAGATGAGTAAAACTCCAGATGCTTTTGTATATAATTGTGAACTCAAAAAAGTTATAGACGGTGATACTGTTCGGTTAGAAACGATAGATCTAGGATTTAGTGTTAAATTACACAATAAGTCTGTAAGGGTGGCCAAAATTGACACTCCAGAATCTAGGATCAACATAAAAAAATATCCAGAACGCGCAAAAGAAAAGGAGCTTGGGTTATTAGCAAAACAAAAAATGAAAGAATGGTTGGTAGGCAACATAACATTAAAATCTTATGGCACCGACAAATATGGAAGAGTATTAGGTGATATTTTCTGTAGTAAAGGAAATGTTGCTGACTTGCTTAAAAAAGAAAATCTCGCTGTTGACTATGATGGTGGGAAAAAAACTAAAGTATGGGGAGAATAACATGCAAATATCACAAGAAGGTTTATCGTTAATTAAAAAGTTTGAAGGATGCGAATTAAAAGCATACCACTGCGCCGCAGGAGTTCCTACAATCGGGTATGGATCTACTCATGGTGTATCTATGGATATGGAGATTACTCAAGAAGAAGCTGACGAATTGTTAATGGAAGACGTGGCTAAGTTTGAAGAAGCTGTCACCAGAGCAGTAAAAGTGCCACTTTCACAAAATCAATATGACGCAATAGTTTCTTGGACTTTTAATTTAGGGCCATCAAATTTAAGTAGTTCAACCATGCTTCGTGTTTTAAACGAAGAAAAATATGACGAAGTTCCAGCACAAATTAAACGCTGGAATAAGGCTGGCGGGAAGACACTCCAGGGACTTATTAGAAGAAGGGATGCGGAAGCCTTACTATTCGAGGGTAAGGAATGGCACGAAGTATAGCGATATGTAATACTACACCTAGGCCTAATACGCTTAGAGCTGAGTTGCATAAAATATCGTCGCTACCTTGTTTCTCAGCTCGATTATGAGTGAAGTATCTTTTAAAGATTTTGATATTTTATCTGAGCAAGACAAGGCTGAGGCTGTTGCCTTATTGCATAGATATGATCAATTAGAAAAACAAGATGGTTGTCAACAAGACTTTATAACTTTTATAAAACACATGTGGCCCGACTTTATTGAAGGATCTCATCATAAAATTATTGCTGAAAAATTTAATAAAATTGCCGATAACAAACTTAAAAGATTAATAGTTTGCCTACCGCCTAGACACTCTAAGTCTGAATTTGCATCAACTTTTTTCCCTGCCTGGATGATGGGCAGACGTGGCAATTTAAAAATTATACAAACAACTCATACAGCTGAACTAGCTGTTAGGTTCGGCCGTAAAGTAAGAAACATAATAGACAGCGAAGATTATCAACATGTTTTTCCAGATCTCCAACTACAAGCAGATAACAAATCAGCTGGCCGTTGGACAAGTAACCAAGAAGGTGAGTTCTTTGCAGCTGGTGTTGGTGGTGCTATTACAGGTCGTGGTGCGGATCTATTGATTATTGATGATCCACATTCAGAACAAGATGCGCTATCTCCGAAAGCATTAGAATCAGCTTACGAGTGGTACACATCTGGTCCAAGACAGCGTTTACAGCCTGGTGGAATTATTGTGATCGTAATGACTAGATGGAGCACAAAAGATCTGGTTGGTAAAGTATTAAACAAACAAGGCGATGAAAACGCAGATCAATGGGAAGTCGTTGAGTTTCCTGCAATCTTACCAGATTCTGAAAAACCTTTATGGCCAGAGTTTTGGAAAAAAGAAGAACTGCTCGGTGTTAAAGCCTCACTACCTATATCTAAATGGAATAGCCAGTGGATGCAAAATCCAACAGCT